GCGAAGCAAAGGCTCTAGGATCTTACCATGTTTCTCAACCAAGTCAAACAAAATCAGATTGTTCTGTCCTTCAAGAGACCAGACAAGATTTCGAATAAACATGTTTCGTTTCTCGTTGTTTACTAAAAACTCACGTTCTGCAGGATATCTCTTCGCACTATTATCGATCTTCTTGAATGCGTCACGGAATGATTTCTTAGTCTGATCGTCATATGTCAAGACAATCGCTTTCACGTTGAAGTCTGCAACAGTACCAGAGTCAATCAGATTCTTTGTGGTGACTGCACGTTTAACTTCACCAAAGGAACCTTCAAGAACCATACGGTGCGTCTTCGACTCAGAAGACTTTAGAGTACCAGTGAAACCGTGACGATATTTGCAACCGTTCAGTTTTTCCATGATAGTAGTGAGAGATTTTGCTTGGAAGGTATGCGCTTCGTCACCCAGTACAACACCAAACTGATCGAACCACTGTTTGGGCATCTTTACTAGGGACTGCCATGTAGAGATTACGATTGGTGCGTCTGAGTGTTTATCGACTCCACCTTGGATTCTGTAGATTTCTTCTCTACATCCGTAGTCTTCAAAGTCTCCAGCCATTTGATGTACCAGAGATATTGTAGGTACAATGACCAAGCTTCTGCATCCATGAGTTCTCCAATAGTGTTGTTGTAGTAGATAGATGATTAAGGACTTACCAGAAGACGTAGGAGAAACACTCAATGTCCTATTATTTGCAATTGCATTACGGATGTATTCAATCTGATAGTCACGTGGTTCGAACTTACAATTAATTTCTTGCGCAAGTTCTACTGGATAATTTGGGTCACAAATATCTTTATCATATTCATTAGTCTCAATCCGTAGTTCGTATTCACGCACATCACAGAACTCTTTGAGTTTATGCAACAGGCCAACGTACAACATTGCTCGCATGGGATTGTAGATCCGAATGATCCCATCCCAGACTTTCATCTTTACCTTTGGGTTGTACTGCCAACCTTCTGGTCTGAATGAGAAGAAGTCTGAGATCTCTTGTCGCACAGATGGTTCTGCGGTTACACGCATATGCACATAATCTAAGAACTCAACTGTCACGACATCTGTCATAATTAATAGTCACCTGATTGGAACTTCATCACCTCAATCATATTTTTGATGACGAAGTTACGAGAGTGGATTGTTTTAATAATGTCTTCTAGATAGTTCGCACGTTCGCTGTGGTAATCTATCTTCAGACTCAACTTGATAATGTCTTTATCACTTACGATATATTTATCTAAATCGTTCCGAAGAACTTTTAACTGGAAAGGTTTCCAACCACGTTCTCGAAGATCCTCTTCTGCCATGGAACCACCGTAGTATTCCATCTTATCTCGTTTCAATTCTGCGAGATCCGCTTTCAGTTTCTTGACACGCAGCGCTTCATTGTAGAACATCGAATAGTACTTACTATGCAATGTAGGGATACGTTTACTTTCACCGATCAAATTTGTTTCATCGATGGGTGCGTCTTGTGCCCACATCTCATTAATATCATCATTCATTATTTTTTCATACCTGCAGGAATACATTCAACGTTAAAAGAAAAGATGGTTCTATTCTTGTTAGACTCATGAGGTTTTGCAAAATGCATCATGGAACTTGGGAAGAATATAATGTCACCTTCTTTGACCTCTGGTTGGAAGTTATAATCCATACCGTCAATTGTGTTTTTGTATGAAGACATAAACATCGTTGCTTGGTGAACTTTTGGATCGAACTCTGCATATAAGACTGCAGAAAATCCATAAGGTTCGTGGGTGTGAGGAGGCATCCATTGTTGATTTTTGTATCGTTGTGCCCACAACGATTGGATCTGGATCTTCAAATCCAGTTTCATTCTATTCAATGGTGATTTTTCTAGACCAACAACAAAGGTATTCAAATCATCTTTCAAGATGTTGATAAAATCTTTGGTATATTTTGGTTTGTTGTTTGGTTCTTGCATGTTCTTGTAATAGTCCGAATAGAAATCATCGAACATGCATTTCTTATCATTCCAATCGATAAGATTCATCAATTTATTTTTCTTTTCTTGCCAGTTCCCTATCGAAACCTGATAAAAAGACTGTAAAAAAGGATCGTGTACTTTCACGCTTGCCATTCAAAAACTCCATGATTATAATAGGCTTACTATATCACAATTATTCGTGAGAGGCAACCGTGAAGTTCGTATAACGGAAGGTTGCGGTCACTTCTGCATATGTGGTGTCAGATGATGTGACATCTAAACTGATCGAAGAAATCGCTGTGGGGAAACAATCTTTGAAAATAAATTGTTTGTTAGGATTCTTGTGATTATTATTGATGACGATTGTGATGTCAGATTGGACACCCTCATCAGATTCTTTGAGTTTCTTGTACTGATCTTGATTATTAGGTGAACCCATACCCTCTAACCAGTTCAAGATCTCCAAGTAATTTTTCATATCCTCGTCAACGATAAATGTGATGTCCAAATCGGAATACGACAACTGACTTGGTGAGTCGTAAATCAAACCAAGGGGCGTATTCGTTTGTTGAGGTGAACCAGACACATCTGGAATAGTTACCTTCTGAGTAAAGAACTCCACGTGAGGAAGTCTATCGATAGAAACGATGAACGACTGTGGAGATAAATAGTTAGTGATCATTGAATTGATTACCTTTCAATCTTAGTTATTATTATTTATATGGAGCGAGAAAATGAGACTAAAAATGCTTGCCGCACTGCGTCAACACGCACACGGTCATATCGAAAAACACAAAATGAATGTGGAAGTTTATCTGTCAAACCCTGCAGGTATTGGTGAACATCCAGATGTATTCGAAGCCGTGGAACAAGAGATCATGGAGATTGCAAAATACCAAGACGTTCTTGATATTTTAGATCAACACTTCGAGGGTTAATAATGAATCATAATGCGTTAGATCCGCACAAGATCAGTACAGATGGTATTGATCTCTCTCAGGCTGCAACATTATATTCAGAATTCTTTAAAACGCAAGATTATAACTGGTGGTATGAAGTACTACCAGACGATGTCGTTGTAGATGTTGGTGCATGTGTTGGGTTCTTCTCTGCACTTGCATTAGATAAGGGTGCAGAAAAGGTCTTCATGATTGAACCTAATCGTAACCTTTTAAAGACTGCAGTTCGTAATGTCTCTGATTATATCATCGATGACAATAAAAAGGTAATACCTATTCATGGTGCGATCTCAGAAGATCCTAATGACACGTTACACGTGTTTGAAGATGATGGTTCTGGCTTTCCAACAATGTCATTTCAAGAACTTGTAGATGAACATGATATCGATCAGATCGACTTTTTGAAGATTGATTGTGAAGGTGCAGAATATAATATTCTGAAACCTGAAAAGATCCAATGGTTTGAAAACAATGTTCGACACATGGCGATTGAATGTCATCTACGTGCAGCGGACGATTCACCTCAAAAGTTCATCGAATTCAGAGACAACTTCCTTCAACACTTTATCAATCAGGGTAAGGTTAGGTTTATGTCACACACGGTTCGTGATTCGATTTACTTAGACTGGCAGATCAAACAAAGAGATTTTACACAGGTTCCTGCAGAGTTCATGGTTTATATTACTAATTGGTGATGTACAACATGAAAGAAGATCCCCAACCTATGGGCCATTCCCCCATTAGTTTCTCGTCATCGTGTGCGAGTGCGTGATCTTCTGGTCTGAGGAATCTGACCTTCTCTACATTAAAGTTATTGACAACTTTATCTCTAAAGTTAATCCATTCATAAGGCGCTTCTCTGAATGCGTCTAAGTGGAACTCTACAGACATGTGTTTTACATGGTTCTGTAGGTACAACATATTCTCTTGTGTGAAAATATCAAATTCTGCGCCTTCGATATCGATCTTTAAATAATCGATGTGGTGAATTTGATGTTGATATACGAGATCCATAAGGGACATACGAGGCGCATCGACATTTTCACCGTAATAATTTAATGCATATCGATCTTTTTTACCGATTGCAGCATGGATAGGTATTACAGGTGATTTATAATGATCAATCCAATGGTCAGCGACATTGTGACAAAGAGTCCGAAGATGTTCCCTATTCGCTTCCACTGCGTATACCTTGGAAGCTCCATGATCAAGAGCATGACATGTAAAGAAACCAACACAAGCGCCCAGATCAACGACTACATCACCTTCTTGAATCTCATACCACCAGTCGTAGTCTTGTCTTTGAAATAATTCGTGAAACATAGAGTTCACGTCCAAGAGATTCAGACCATCTGTTTTTAGATCGTAATTCAGATATTTCTTTTTCACCTTACTACTCCATAACAAAAAAGGGCGCCCGAAGACGCCCTTCGTTCACCTATATTTAGGTGATTAGAATGAGAATGTAGCAGATACTGTTACTTCGCCACGTTCTTTTTCTTCTAGGTCATATGATGTACCTACTTCGAACTCCATGTTATCCATCATTGCAGGTGCGTATGTTACACCTAAATCAAGTGTTGGTAGAGTGTCGAACTCGTCACCCAGTGTGAAACCACCATCGTTGTCCCATACTGATAGAGTCGTTCCACCAGTCAACTCGACACCGTCGACGATTGAAGGGATGTAAGATAGTTCTGGTGCAAGAGTTGCTGCAGTTGTTTCTGCATCCATTTTGTATTCTACTTTTGCGTCTGTGTTCAACGCAAGACCTGGCACTGGTAGATCTAGTGCTGCTGCGGATGTTGCGAAAGTAGTTGCGATTGCTGTTGCAATGATAAAGCGCATGTGTATTCTCCTTGTATTAATGCGTACCATATAGTTAGTACTCAAATCCCTGATTTCTAGTGTTCCAAAAAACAATATTTCATGTGTGTCTTTTATGCAACAACAATATCTTTTTCGAAAAAAAATTATAAGTGGTTGTTTTTAAAACAAACTTTTTTCGTCCAAAAGCTTGCAATTTCTAACTAGAAGTATTATATTAATAATGTAACAGCGAGAGAGGAACACATATGCTTTGTTATCCAACATCAATGTCTGATCAAGTTAATGAGTGGCGCAATGAGGGTTACTCAACTGGTACAATTCAGAGTTACATCGACTATCTTCAAAAACATCGACAGAAACAGAACAAAGGTTATGGAACCAAAGATTCTGAGAAGATGAAAACCTACAAAGCAGAGTGGGCGTTTCAACGTGAGTACGGTAAGATCAAAGATTTCGATACAATCCGTCAAGCGCAGAAACGTTGTGACCAGATCACACAGTCTGACACTTGGAAAAAGTTACGTGCAGAACGAAACAGAGGTGGATCTGAAATCCATGTCAAATCTAAAGCCCGTAACACTGGTCGTAAGACTGCAGGTTGGGCGTGTGGGAACACAATCACTCTGGATTTGATTGCGGGTCTTGATGAATACACATTGATCCATGAGATGACTCACTGCCTTGGAAACTGGCATCATGGACGTTCGTTCCGTCGAGATCTGTTGAAACTGGTTTCACGGTTCATGGGTCGTGATGCAGCGACTATCCTAAAAGCGAAGTTCAAAGAAAAGAAACTCGCATGTGGAGAACCACGGAAACCCATGGAGTTCGAACAGTGGTTGTCAACAAAAGAACGTATGGCGAAAATGCGGAGTGCAATGTAATGAATTATGTTTATGCAGAAGGTTCAACAAAAACCAAACGTCAACTTGCAGAAGACGTAGTGAACTTCTGCATAGGTGAATTGATGCCTCGCATGAAAACCTTAGAAGTGGGTGTACAGTTGTCCAACGACTTGAAAACTCACCAGTATGGTTTCTGTTGCGCAATCGATACTCGTGAGTTTGAGATTGAAGTGAATGCGAAGTTGTCTACTGATGATCTGATCACCACCATCTGTCATGAGATGGTACACGTGAAACAGTACGCACGTAAAGAGTTGGACATCAACAACGAATCAAACTACCAGTACTACGAAGAGTATCTGAACCTCTGGTACGAAAAAGAAGCAAGAGAATTTGAAGTTTTTTTGCGTGAAAAGTATAAGTCGTTGATTTAAAAGGAAAAGAAAATTCAAAATAATTTCAAAAAACTCTTGACTTTTCCTTGTCTAGCCACTATATTATAAGAGTAAGTTGATCGAAAGGACAAAATGATGTATGAAGTTGGTATGGGTGTGATCCGCAAATATGCAGACTATGTTGCAACAGGTGAGATCACCAGCATTCACGAAGATTCTGACGGTGAAACTCTTGTTACTGTCATGTATGATGACGGTGCGACAAAAGTCTACACTGAAAACGCAATGAACAATCGTCGTATGATCGTAACTGAAGAGGTAATTTGGTAATGACTACTCAATACACAAAAGCGTTTGAAAACGCATGTATGATGCTTCAAGAATTTGAAGGTCTTGAAATCCGTTCCGCCTTGAAACAGGCAGCGTCTGATGAAGGTATCGCAGAAGGTACTGATATGGGTGCATTTGTTAACTGGGCAGAAAATGAATTATTTGGGGAGACAGTATAATGGGTCTTAATGTTGGTGTATATCGGAATGCAGAGTTTGATGGATATGATTGCACGAATGGTGGGATCAGTTTTGCGAACAACTCTTTGAATGTCGTGAATGCAGATGGGCCTTTCGATCCGTCTGACACATCTCCTGCAGTGATGATTGTCGATGATCGTCCTTGTGGGAAACCTTACCCTAAGTTGGTTCCTGCAGTGTTCAACGAAGACACTGAGACTTGGGAACGTGCAAAGGGTTGGTTCATGTTTGGTGGTAACTACGGTGGTACATCAGACAGTCGTTTTGAACACCGTATTCTTCCTATTCATGATCGGGTTGAGTAGGAAATCCACGTCTGATTGATAATGCTTTATATGCAGGGTAGAGGTCGTAGGTCACTGCGTCCTCTTGATTACCACCAAGGATTACGTAGTAGTCGATATCTTTGATTGTACGAGTTTCGATGTAGAACCCAACATGTCCTTGCCATCCTTTGTTCCCTCTTGGGAACACAACTACATCACCAATCTTGGGTTCTAGAACTCTTTCCCCCCAAAACATAAAACTACGAGCCGTGAGTGGATATTCACTGACTGATTCAGATCCGAGTGTGTTGTTCTGTTTCAATACCGCATTGACGAATGCAGCACACCATTCGATATAGACTGGATCGACACCAGTCAGTTGTTTAATACCTGATCTATTATCCTCTTCATTCCATCCGTAGAATGCGTTAGCAGTCTTTACAAACTGATATTGAGGATGGTCATATCCTCTTTTATAAGTTGGTACAAAATCTGTCGAACCACATGCGGTCAGAAAAAAAGTTAAAATAATTACAATTTTTTTCATAGAAACGCTTGCCTTTTATCGTAATAAGCACTATATTTATAGAGTAGACAGAAAAGAGAGAATCGTTATGGAACAAGGCATCAAAGATTATATCAAAGCGTGTGAAGAAAACATCGTTCGTTACAAAGAAATGGGCGATCTAAAAGCAGTCTATGCAGCACAAAAGATGATTCGTGACTTTGAAGAAGCGTTGAAAGAAATCCAGTTAATACGTGAGGTGTAAAATGAATATCACTCCTGAACTCAAAAACTTTATGAATACACTTTGGGGTAACAAAGGTTTTGTTATTCCGAATGTCGGTACTATCATTGATACTCGTGCAAAGGCAGGTATTGATATCGAAGTTACCGTTGACACTGGTGATGGTGATTTCAGTCTGTTGAGTGGTCTAGAACTTTTTGAAAAAAATTCAAAATTATTTCAAAAAAACGCTTGACATTTAGTGGAAGAATCACTATATTAATAATGTAACGAGATGAAAGAGAGAGAACATTATGGCTTATATGTCACAAGAACGTAAGAAGAAGATCGCAGTTGAAGTTAAAAAAGTTGCGAAGAAATACGGTTTTACTGGTCGTGAAGTGACTGTCGGTGTTAACCACCATTCAACTCTTGTCGTCAATATCTTTGGCGGTCCTCTGGATTTTCTAGGGGCTGCACAGAAGTTCAATGACCAATTTGCGCTTCGTCGTGGACAGGAATCTTATCCTGTCGGTACTTACCTTCAAGTTTACCATGGTCGTGCAGAAGAACAGATGCGTGAGATTGGTGAAACAGTTATCGCAGACTTCTATAAAGAACTAGTCGAAGCGATCTGTTCAACTGGTTACTACAACAATAGTGACATCATGACTGACTATTTCGAACACGACTTCTATATCGACATCAACGTTGGTCGTTGGGATCGTGAATACAACTACCGCAATGAAGAAATTTTGGAGGCAGCGTAATGATTACTATTGATCGTGAAAGTCCACAAGGAAACGCATTTTATATTCTTGGGGTTGCCCAACGTCTGATGAATCAGAAGGGTTACACAACTGAAGAACAAGAACGTGTTTTGGATGAAATGAAGTCAGGTGACTATGATGATCTGTGCAGTGTGTTTGAACAAACCTTCTGCGATGATGTAGAACTTGTGTGATGAAATGGTTGATTTCAAAATTTAGTGATAGTGAACGAGGGGTATTCCTTTTCATTGGGACTGTGTCCTTCGTTCTTATCCCCGCTGCGATAATTAGTCTTGCAATCTTAGGAGTTATATAATGTTAGAGATCCTTTTGTACAATATGATTTTCTGGTCCGTTTGGATCTGGATCTGCATGTTACCTGAAAAAATAGTTCAGTATGTAATCGAAAATAATGAAAACTTTTTTGAAAAAAAATGAAAAAAGTGCTTGACATTTGGGTCAAGATATACTATATTATGCTTGTAATCAGGAGACATCGTTATGAATGAAGTTGTTCGAGATATTGAGGTTCTAGAAAATCTTGTAATCGCAATGAATGAAGGTGCTGGTGATGAAAAACGCATGGCGCTTTGGGCAGTAGAAAAACTTCTACTGGAAAAAAAAGACTCACTGTTGCAATTTGAAATGGAGAATGCAAATGCCTAAGTCAAAAATGATGAATATCGAAGATATGTTTGACGACGAAACTCTTGATGCAATGGATGACGCTGCAGGCGTTGACCGTTTGACAAAAAACGGAGACTTCAGTCTCTATTACGATCTAGGTGAAAACACTGGTTGGGGTTCGCCTGGCATTGAAGAATACGGACTTGATTCGTCTGCCTTCAGTACTGGTGGTCTAGACTTCGACTAATAAATATCATGGAATGGGTTGTTGTCACCCTCATCTTATTTGTGGTGATGGTAGTAGTTTTTTCTTTGTTGCGTTTTGCAATTGGTTTTTTGTCATGGACGTGGCGCAACTCATTCCTGATACTCGGAATTATATTTTTAATTTGTCTCCTTAGCTCAGCTGGATAGAGCATGGCACTTCTAATGCCAGGGTCGAGGGTTCGAATCCTTCAGGGGACGCCAAACAAGAGGAAAAACATCCATGTCATTTGAATTCGATTTTACGAAAGAACATCTTGCACAGATCATTGATGCTGATGCAGACGATTGGTATGACGCACTTTGTGAACTACTTCCAAAGTATGGCATCACTACAGAACGCAGACTCGCACATTTCTTGTCGCAGTGTGCACATGAATCAGCAGGTTTCAAACGTCTAGAAGAAAATCTGAACTACTCTGCGAAAGCACTACGTGCAGTATTTGGTCGTTACTTCGGTGAACCGCCAAAACGTGATGCAGACGAATATCATCGTCAACCAGAGATGATTGCGAACTACGTCTATATGGATGAGTTCCGTAAGTACAAGATGGGTAATGTAAATGAAGGTGACGGTTGGTTGTTCCGTGGCAGAGGCCTAAAACAACTTACAGGACGTGAAAACTATACACGTTTCGGTAAAACGGTTGGTATGACAGCAGAGGAAGCTGCAGAATATGTTGCAACACCTGCCGGCGCAATTGAATCTGCATGTTGGTTCTGGGACGCAAACAACTTGAACGATATCGGTGACACTGATGACGTTAAGATTATGACTACACGTATCAATGGTGGTCAGATTGGATTGGAAGATCGTCAGAGACGTTACATGCACGCTATGAATGTTCTTGGTATGCCTGCAGAAGATCTGGAACCCGAAGAAGACGAAGCAGAAGATTTAATCGATGACATCGGTATCCTACGTAAAGGTTCACGTGGTGAAGGTGTTCAGATGATGCAAGAAGCAATGGGAATTGTACCTGCAGATGGGATCTTTGGTCCAGGCACAGAACGTAAACTAAAAGCATGGCAAAGAGAAAATGGACTGACTCCAGATGGTGTTGCAGGACCATCAACACTTGGCAAACTTTTTGATTAACCAATAATCTCAGTGTAGCGCAGTCTGGTAGCGCATCTGGTTTGGGACCAGAGGGTCGGGAGTTCGAATCTCTCCACTGAGACCAAAGCCGGCATAGCTCAGCTGGTAGAGCAACGTGTTGCAACTGATTTGTAATTAGTGGGTCGGGAGTTCAAGTCTCTCTGCCGGCACCAATTTTAATATGGTAGATGATAAAGAAATATTAATGTTTATGCATTACTGGACGAGTCGGGGAATCAGGATTCCAAATCCTGAAAACTATCCCCGCTCGTTTCGTTTTTATGTAAAATTGTATAAGTATTATAAATCAAAAAAGTGAAGTTCTATATGAAAACTGTTTTTATTCTTGGTGGTGATGGTTTTATAGGATGGCCTACAGCGTTAAAGTTTGCGCATAATGGTTATAGAACTATTATAGTAGACAATCTAGTAAGAAATCCCATTCATCAATTTTCTTATCAAAGAAGAAAATCCCACGAAAATATAATCTTTCGTGATATAGATGTCGCAAGAGAACCAAGAGCTCTTAGAGATTTATTCGATCAATATTCCCCAAATCATGTTGTTCATCTCGCTGAACAAAGAAGCGCACCACATAGTATGTTAGATCGTCGACATACTGTCGATAATAATATTTGTGCAACTCATAATCTTCTTGATATATGTGCAGGTACGAGTACAAACATAGTTCATATTGGAAGTATGGGTGTGTTTGGATATTCAGGATCTGATGATAGATTTGACCCTGGCTCAATATATCATATGACAAAATGTATGGACAGTCTTATGTTTGATTATTATAACAAAAACTGGGATACAAAAATTACCGATTTACATCAGGGTATCATCTGGGGTTGGGAGACTTACTTAACCAAAACTGGAAATGGTAGATCAAATCGTTTTGATTATGATGGAATATATGGAACTGTGTTGAATCGTTTTCTTTTCCAAGCTGCAAATGGAGAACCGTTGACAGTATATGGATCTGGTAAAAGAGAACGTGCGTTTATTCATTTAGAAGATAGTATCGAACAACTATACAAATCTGCTTTGTCTGGTAAACACGAAACAAAAAAACTTTTTACTGAAGTTCTTAATCTAAAAGAACTTGCTGAAATGATCGCTGTCCGATATGGTGCCTCAATAAAATATGTAAAAAATCCACGTAAAGAATTGGATGAAAATAAATTGCATATGGAAAGTGATTATGTCGGTGATATAAAATTGAATAGTGAATATCTTGATGAGATTGTAGAAAGTCTACGTGGAAAATCTTACAATCCAGAAATGATATGTAATAGTCCTGTGTGGTAAAATGAATATAATCTTTACAAACGTCAACATGTATTCTCAGGTTCACGAAGCATTTCGTTTGGACATGTTGAATGAACGTGCAAAAAAATATGGGTGGCAAATATTTGCTCGTGTTTTGGATAGAAACACTTATCCAGAATATTCAAATGTAACTTACAGTCATAGAGATACAATAAAAGAAGACTTTGCAGATTTCTGCAAAAAATGGAAACCTAAGAAGATCTGTAATTATATTGATTATCTTACTTGGTGGGAAGCAGTTGATTACGATTGTGAACATATCTATTTTGTTAGATCTTGTTATGCAGAAGTAATCGAAAGAACTCAACAACCAGTAAAAGAAGAATGGTTACTGAAAGAAAACCTTTGGATAAGAAGTGCAGACAAGGTTATAGTTGCTTGTCCTGAAAGTCAAAAGGCGGTAAAAAAACATTATAATATAGATGCTGAGATTGTATTAGAATATGTTAATCCAGAAAAGTATCACAACGTCCCATTTGTTCCTTTCAAACAAAAAGGATATTATGTTGGTAGGTTCGATAAACAAAAACGTTTTAATTTAATAAAACCAGTAGATGGGTGGGATGTCGTAGGTATTGGTAGACACGAATTAGACGACGAAAAATATTTGAGTATGGAAACGCATGGAACCATGGCGTTTGAAGAGTATCTTCCTTTTGTAAAAGATGCAACGTTTGGACTTTACCCTGCGATATGGGAAAGCAACGGTTATAGTGTCCAAGAATGTTTATCTATGGGTAAAATACCAATAATACAAAATGGTTCTGGTGGTCATGAACGTTTATGTAATCCAAACAATTCGATATCCATTGAATGGACTGAACAAAACTGGTGGGAAGAAGCGTTAGACAAATATGATCCCACTATGCACGATGCAGCCAGATCTGCATTAACTCAAAAGATGTATGAAGATTCCTTGGAGAAGTTTGTTGAGATTTTGCACAGTTAAACATTACGAAAGATATATTCAAGATGATCTCTTCGAGTACACTGTTGAAAATATAACTGATTATGGTGATAACTTTAAAAAGTTAAACCTAGACAAGTATATTGAATATGGATATATGGCTGAAGGGGACGAGATCGTCGCCATGTGTGGTATAACAGATTTTGGATTTGGATGTTTCAGAGCGGAAAGTGCGTGTTGGATAAATCCCAAACATCGTGGAAACATCTTTAATCCTAAGTCTAAATATAACCACTACGAATTATCAAAATATCAAATGTATAAATTTGACCACAAAGTAAACTTATGGTTCAAGTCACGAGTCGCAAAAAATCCGGCGGGAATTGCTAGAGTAATACCTGAAGGATGGAAAGTGCACCATTCTGAAATTGAACTATGTTGGAAAGACAATTGGCAATGGATTGTTTACAAAGGAAACATAAATGACTATTTGGAAAAACTACAAGCACCAAATATTAACAAGTATCGCTCACGTTAATCTCTTAGTATTCTTCTCTTGGGAAGTTATTATTCTAGGACTGATTGCGTCTGTGTTTGTTTCTCTTTTTGCTCATTATCTGTATCTCCATCGTATCTTTACGCATGGACATTTCAAATGGTCTCCAAAAATGAATAAGTTTGGTCAGTTTCTTTTCTGTATGTTGAATCTTGGATCACCTGCAGTATATTCTGCAGTTCATATGAACCACCACAAGTACAGTGATACAGAAAAGGATCCACACCCGCCAAGTTGGAAAGCACTATTGTCTTTGTGGGATGAAAATTTCAAACCTGATCTGAAGACTTTAAAAAGAAATAAACCAAATGACTTCTTCTATGACACATACCTTTACATTGCATGGTTGTCAGTAATTTTCACGCCTTACCTTGTAGTGGGTGGTCATTGGCACAGTAAACTAGTTACAACGCTTGTTCATATCAATGGTGAACCAGGCAACATTTGGTGGGCATATCCTCTTATGTTAGGAGAAGAGATGCACCAAAGACATCATAACAATTGGAAAGAACAGAGACATCATAAATTTGATGTTCTGTATCAGGTTGGTAAACGTTTTAGTATTTAAACAGATTATCACTCATGTATTCACGAAGATAGAAGTCAAAGGTCTTGTCATCTTTTAATTCAATCTGGTAGAATATTCGAGGCGTAGGGGATGGATCCGAACCATGCCAGACGGATGTATTCCACATGATAGGACCATCGTGGTATACTTCTTCCTCTGGTTCGTAAAACTTTAATGGAATATTATGTTCGTTTTGCAACTCAAAACTTATAACACATTGTCGTGTGTCGTCAACATGAGGATGATAACCAGAACTAATCAAGTAGTAACTATTATGTAAATAATTAACCTTGTTTTCCATTTCTAGAATATAGTCTGGTTTTTCATCAAAGAGTAACACCCCAATCGGCGAGGTGCCACCTTCTCTGTTTATATAAGTCTTTATACGATCTTTGTGTTGTTCATAAATCTTTAAAAGTTTTTCTTTATCATAATCTAAATCAACTTGAAAGTGTCGCAATTAGACAATTCCCTCTGAGGTGATAGTTTTTGTTGCATAGTTACTAACATTGACACCACCACTTGCAGTTTCCATTTCTGATTTAAAATCAACCCATCTTTCTGGAGTGTCAAAGTCTATAGTTTCGTCTTTAGTTGTCGAATCTATTTCAACTGCACTATATGATGTTATCCACCCCTGAGTCGTATAATTGTTAAAGATTTCTTGACACTCTGCCGCTTGTGCGTTCGATCCAGTTTGATCAAACACAGTGTTTCCATTATCTCCACCTGCTAATCTGATGACAACTCTATATGTCATAATGTTCTCCTTTGTAATGGTATTATAATCATTTTACACTTATTTATAAATATTGGTGTAATACTTAGGAGTGTATATAATGTTGTATGAATGTCTATCTCGTTTCGGCGATTTTTATGAATTAGGATTGGGCGTCGACTTTGTTGAAGTTTGTGAAGAACTAAAGTTTTTTGAAGACAAGTGGGTTCAATACAATCCTAGAAAAAATATTCCAAGAGAAGGTTTGAGCATTACCAGTCTAGATGGGGGATTGTCAGGAATACCAGATCTGGATTCTGTTAGAGAATATAATATCAAACACAACTTAGAACTTGATGAAACAGACTTCGATAAGAAGACTGAGTTGTGGCCTTTAGTTGAACCAGCACTTGCACCATTTGAAAAATATTTGGGTAGAACTCACTTCATTCGTATGGGGAATGGTGGTCACTTTCCACCACATAGAGACCAGTATACAAGAGAAATAAATTCTTTTAGACTATTCATACCGATGCGAGGATGTAATCCACCAAACAACTACTTTATCTTAGACAATAAAATTCTTCATTTCGATCATGGTAGAGTTTATTTTTTGAATACATGCAAAGAACATACGACTTTTACTACAGGACCAGAGTCGATGTTTGTAGTTGCAAATGTAATTTTGAGCGAAGATTCTGTAGACGCTGTATTGAAAAATATGTTTTTAAGTTAAATTTCTTCTATACTAACTTGTTTATCGAAACTTGGGAATAACCAGTTATCATCTAACTCGCCTGTTCTACGATGTTCTGCAAGTATATCTCTATTCAAAACATCTGGATGAGTCTTTCTGTCTATCCCTTCTTGTGGATATCCAATCCCAATAATAGTTTTACAAAAAGTATCTTCGATACCTAATATTTCTTTTTCTTCAAAAGCAGAACAACATCCTGTTCTGTAACCTAGTAGGTTTGCAGTTAACAAAACTTGACCTATAGCAATTCCTGTACTTATATCCATGATTCTATTTTTCATGATATGTGTATAGAGTGCTTCTTGTGTTGTTTCGTCATCCACCACAAAATGATCTAATGCACGTGCACGTGATTGATCCCATTCATGACAAAAAGCAATAATCATATTCGCATCTACTTGGGGGTTGGTTACGTTCCATTCGTCGGGAACCTTTCCATCTGAAGCGACAGGTGTCGTAGAATCTACAACAGAAAATCTTTTCGTTCTACTATAGATATCACTGATCTTATTTCTATCAGTTGACCAGTAGACTTTATAGTGCGTTTCATTCTGTTTTGTTGGTGCATACTTGACAGCGTCTAAAAGAATTTGGATGTCTTCTTCTGGGATAGATCTTGTGTGGTCCCAGTTTCTTTGACATGGATTCGTGTTGATTATCGCTGTAGATAATTCTGTTTTATCCATAATAACCTCTATTGTCGTTCATCTATATTTATGAAAAAAAATTAAAAAAAGTTCTTGACATTTGGTTCTACATGTACTATATTAATAGGGTAAGAGAAAAAGAGAGCAGTTTCATAATGATAAAACATCTGATCAGCGCCGCACTTACTGGTGCGTTAATCATCGGGGGGATTTCTGCCCCCATCTACGCAAACAACATTGAAGAAAAATTCAGTGTGCAAGAACATAAATGTCTTGCAATGAACATCTACTACGAAGCACGTGGTAGTAACCTCGCAGATAAAGCAGGTGTTGCAGACGTAGTACTAAACCGTGTACAAGATACACGTTACCCCAACACCGTGTGTGAAGTCGTTCACCAAGGTAAACAGAAACCATCTTGGAAAGATCCAAACGTGATGGTCATGGTGCGTAACGCATGTCAGTTCTCTTGGTACTGTGACGGTAAAGCAGATAACCCACAAGACGAAGATCGTTGGCACGAAGCGCAACTGATTGCGTGGAACATGTTGGAACATAATAAGTTCCGTGGTATCTCTGAGGGTGCAACACACTACCATGCGACTTACGTGAACCCTTCATGGGCCCGCACACTTCAACAAGTTGGTCGTTTGGGTGCACACATTTATTATCGTTGGGAGTAAAAAAAATTAAAAAAAGTGAAAAAAGTTGAAAAAAACGCTTGACATTTGATTCGATATGTACTATATTAATAGAGTAGGACGCAGTGAGTGGTTGTCGACTCCCCCATGCTGAAGTATGGAAAACG